CGGCTGGACCTTCGCCGGCGGGAGCTGGTTCCGTTACGGCGACGGCTGGTGGGCGTGGTTCCGGAGGGACGATGGGTAGACGCGGACCGCCACCTGAGCCGACGAAGCTGCGGCTCTTGAAGGGCAACCCCGGCAAGCGGCCGGTCAACGAACGGGAGCCGCAGCCACGCGCGACCGCACCACGTTGCCCCGACTGGCTGAGCGTCGAGGCGAAGAAGGTGTGGCAGCGGCTCCTGCCCGAGCTGAAGCGGATGCGTGTCTTGACCTACATCGACGGCGATGCGCTCGCCGCGTACAGCCAGACGTACGCGCGGTGGAGGGCCGCCGAGGAGTTCCTGCAGAAGCACGGCGAGGTCTACCCGATCCGCGACGAGCAGGGCCGCGTGAAGTGCATGCAGCAGTTCCCGCAGGTCGCGATCTCGAGGAACCTGCTCCTGGTCCTTCGCGCGTATCAGCAGGAGTTCGGCATGACGCCGTCGTCTCGCTCCCGCGTCGTCGTGGCCACGGATCCCGACGCGCGCGGCGACGCCCATCGATGGCTCGGCTGAAGAAGCGCCAGGGCGAGTACTGGTTCGACGAGGAGGCCGCCGAGCTCGCCGTCGAGTTCTTCCCGAGGTTCCTGCGACACGTCAAGGGTGAATGGGCCGGGCAGCCCTTCGAGCTGTCGAAGTGGCAGCAGGACGAGATCATCCGGCCGATCTTCGGCTGGAAGAGGAAGGATGGTACGCGACGCTACCGGACCGTCTACGTCGAGGTGCCCCGAAAATCGGGTAAGAGTAGCCTGAGCGCTGGCATCGCCCTGATCCTGCTCTACGCCGATCGGGAGCCGGGCGGCGAGGTCTACAGCGCCGCCGCGGATCGCGACCAGGCCGCGATCGTCTTTGACGCCGCGAAGTCGATGGTCGAGGCGAGCCCGGAGCTGCAGGCGATCTCCGAGGTGTACCGACGCTCAATCTTCGTCCGCCGCTCAGGCTCGGTCTACCGCGTGCTCTCAGCCGACGTGCCGACCAAGCACGGCCTGAACGCGCACGGGATCATCTTCGATGAGCTGCATGCCCAGAGGGCGCGTGATTTGTGGGACGTATTGACGACCTCGACCGGGGCGAGGCGGCAGCCGCTGGTCGTTGCAATCACCACCGCGGGCTTCGACCGCGAGAGTCTGTGCTGGGAAGTGCACAACTACGCGTGCAAGGTGCGCGATGGCGTGATCCAGGACGACACGTTCCTCCCCGTGATCTACGGAGCCGCGGACGACGACGACTGGCGTGACGAGAAGGTCTGGAGCCGCGTGAACCCGGGCTTGGGGATCTCGATCAAGCTCGACTATCTACGGCAGGAGGCGCGGAAAGCCGCCGAGACCCCAAGCTATCAGAACACGTTCAGGCGCCTGCACCTGAACCAGTGGACGCAGCAGAACGAGCGCTGGATCGATCTCGCGGCGTGGGATGCCTGCTCAGGCGAGGTCAACCCCGAGGCCCTAGCGAAGAAGTGGTGCTACGCGGGGCTAGATCTCTCGACGACGACCGACATCACGGCGTTCGTGCTGTTGTTTCCGCCGAGGGAGGAGGGGAACACGCTGTTCCGGGTGCTGCCGTTCTTCTGGGTTCCGGAGGACACGGTCGCGAGGCGGGTGCGGCGCGATGGAGTGCCGTACGACGCCTGGATCCGAGACGGCTTCATCGAGACGACCCCGGGTAACGTCGTCGATTACGACGTGATGCGGAAACGTATCGGTGAGCTGAGGCGCAAGTACGAATTCCGAGAAGTAGCGATCGATCGCTGGAACGCCACACAGCTCGCAGCGCAGTTGCAGACCGATGGAATCGAGGTCGTGGGCTTCGGTCAGGGGTTTCGGGACATGTCGGCACCGACGAAGGAGCTCGAGAAGCTCGTGATCTCGAAGCGGCTCGCGCACGGAGGCCACCCCGTCCTGCGTTGGATGGCCGACAACGTATCGGTCAAGCAGGACCCCGCGGGCAACGTCAAGCCCGACAAGGCCAAGAGCACGGGGCGGATCGACGGGATTGTCGCGACGCTCATGGCGCTCGGGCGGTTCATGGCCAAGCCGGAAGATCGTACGCCGCGGATCTGGGTGCTGGACACGGGATGGTAAGGATCGGCTGGCGGAGGGTGTCTGGAGCTCGTCGATCATGGCTCGGTCGGTTCATGGCGAAGCCGGAGGAGCGCGTGCCGTGCATCTATTGGTTGGGAGATTAAGAAGGTCTCCACGGCGGGTCCTTCCAATGTGCAGAGCTGGTGAATGAATCGCTACAATTGCGATAAAGAGGAGAACTGACTAGATGGGCATTCCCAGCCTTCCGCCAGATCGCAGCGATGCAATCGCTCGGACCCTCCCCGACATCACGGAGGCATCCCAGACGCTGTCGAAGTTGACTCCAGAGGTCTTGTCAATGCCCGGCGGCGATTACGAGAGCTGGCTCCCGGTCGCGTGTGTGTGCTTCGACGAGGCGGCCACGGCGCTTGGCCAAGCCTGCTACGCGCTGGCCGAGGCCTCGGCGAGCTTGGTCTACTATCGCGAGTTCGCGACGCCGCCCAGCGCAATGGCCGCCACATACTACGGTCAGTTTTACACCGAGGATGCGGCAGTACGGCTTTACTCGTTCGGCGAGCACATGGCGACTGGTATCCAGTTTGCGCTGGACATCCCCGACGAGGCGTTGGCCGTCTTTCGGGAGCGTCGGGGTAGCCATCAGGCAGCGGTCGGTCGCTACTTGGAGAAGAACTTCCCGGCGGATCCGTTCACCGCAGCTGCCTTGCAGCTGAAAGACTCCGACGCTTGGATGAAGACTGTGACGTACCGCAACCGCGTCGTACACGAACAACCGCCAACCCTGCAGGAGTTCGGGATAGCTTATCGACGGGAGAGACGTTGGAAAGGATCTTCAGCCGGCGGCTGGACGCTCCCCATTAGCGGAGGTGACGAACCAGAGTACGCGATTGACGATCTGGTTGTGAGGACGAAGGAAGCAGCACATGCGGCAAGCGCTGCGCTGACAAACACCGTGCAGCACTACCTCACGATCCTAGCGAAGCGTGGGATTGTTGTGAGCGAGTCCGGCTGCGGCGTACCGCTCTTTCCGTCCAACCGTAGGCCTCCGTTCGGACGTCCGGCGAGGGACTCGATGCCGGTAGATGCGTTTGGGTTCATCCCGCGGCGACTAGCCTTCATGGCAGCGGGCTATGTTGTTCGGCCCGTCGCGGATTTCGACCGAATCGTCAAGGAGGAGCAAAGCCGAGCCGGTTCGGATGGCTTCCTTCGACCGATCTCCGGTTTCAAGAGCCACTACCGCCACCGCAGGAGCGCAACAGCGCCCACGCTGTTTGGGATGCAGGCGACTCACGAGATCGTGCAAGCGGAAGAGCCTGCACTGGATCCACGTACCTTGCGCCTTGGCCAGCGCGGAGTCCTCATCCACGGCCTCGCGTTCTTGATGGGTGTGAGAGCCCAGTTTAGCGATTGGTGGTTCGATGGAGCTGCACCAACGGTTACCGATGAGATTTCGCCAATCGCAGACGATGATTTGGGCCAGGTTCTGGATCGGATGATCAAGACGTGGCAGACGTTTCCTCCCCTTACCCAGAGTCGCTTCGTCAGCATCCTGTACGTCGAGAATAGAAACCAGACGTACCCGTGGTACTGGGAGCAGTTCATGTTCCGGTACACGGCATTCGATGCGATCTACAGGTGCTTGATTGATATCGACGCGGTACCCCCAGCGAAGGCCCACGGGCAACGCTTCAAAGCACTGGCTGATTCGGGACTGCTGCATTGGTCGCCGGAAGAGGAGAAGATAGTAGAAGCGTTCGTTCGAGTGCGTAATGAACTGGTGCACGAGGCCATGCTGGAAGGTGGCGCACCCGGCTCTGACGCTGGAGAGGTCCTGCAGCTGGCCTTCCACCTGAAGAGACTGAATGAACGGCTTGTGCTGCGGCTGTCAAACGTGCGGTGCGGATTCGTCGACAGCCCGTGGAATCGCCTCGACACGTTCTCGCTTGATCTGCAATAGGTCTGTCGACGGGATCCTGTGGCGCCGGGCTAGAATGGTATCTTCGCGCAGGGGGTTACATGCAGAGAGCAGCCCATACTCCGCTCCGAAAGCGGGTCAAGGCCATCGGCACGACACTCAAGCGCCTCGAGCGTCAGCTACGCGGCCTCGTCCCGGCGCTCGCCACAGCGACGAAGGCCAGCGTGGCTCAGGCCGTGGCGACAGTGAAAGCGACGAAGCCGCCCCGGCGGAAGCTGCGGCTGTCGCCCGAGCGACGGCGAGCCCTCAAGCTCCAAGGCAGCTACCTGGGCTACATGCGCCAGCTGAAGCCGACGCAGAAGGCCCGCGTCAAGGCGGTGAAAGCCAAGAAGGGAATCCACGCCGCGATCGCCACGGCGAGGAGACTGGCGGGGAAGTAGGACGCTCCCCGTCCCCGCCCCGAGCTGTATCAGGCGTTCTTGTTCTCGTGGGCCGTGGCCTTG